AGAATCTACCCCATGACCTTCTTCGATCTCTCTACGGTCTTCTAGACGTAAATTAGAGGCCACCTCAATGGCAGCCTCTTTTGTGATTGGGTGAATGTATTTAGACACGTTTATAATATCTATCTGAGTAGTTACCTTCCCAGTTCATTGAATACAATGTTGCAGGTGAAGGGTGTTGGGAATTAAGTAATAAGGTTAAGTTAGTATTCTTTTCATATATTGGTATATTAACAACCTGTTCACCATCTATACCAGCTGTATTAGCTGTATAGGTATCGGCTTTAATTGATTCATAGGTCTCAGAATAATCTGGTTTACCTATTCGTTTCAGAGTTACCTTATACACACCACTAGGACCAAGACTAAACTTAGTTCTTTGTAATACTAATGATGCTTGTATATCAGATCTATAGCTTTCACCTTCTCTTCTTCCTACATAGATAGTTGGAAACTCAACTTCCATATCAAAGTCATAACCTATAATGATATCATGTACTGGTGTTTGAACTGATTCTATTTGAACATCACATGCAGTTATAGTACCGCTATTTGTATCTGTAACTGTAAAACTATTTTTATCATCAGATACAGTAGCTACGGTATAATTACCATCATTAATCTCGTCATCGGGAAAAAGTAATTGTAATGCGTCACCAACTTTAAAAGGATGGCTTGTATAAGCAATGGTAATAGTATTACCTGCTCTTGTTGCAGCATCTACTAGAAGCCTAGTTGGTGTTATAGTATATGTTTTCCAATTACCTGGCAGCTTCACCTTAGTTGTACCATTATCATCAAATGTAGTTACTTTAGCTAACTGTCCATTAAATGTTTTATCTGATTCAGTTGATGGTGTAACAGCAACAGCATATAACTGTCTAGAACTATTGAAGTCAGCTGCAGTATGATCAAACTTTGTGTAGTGACCATCTGCTACATACGTTAAATTGGTATGAGCAAAGCTCTTAGAATTATCTAAGTGAACCCTATAAGTAGCATCTTCAACAATGGTATGAGAGTTATCGTCTAGTTTGATGCTGAACTTTTGCATCACTGATCTAGGTTGATAAACTCTAATTGTTGAATTATTAGCAGGTGCAGATGTAAAGACAACATTAGTACCACTTAATGAAACACCAGATGTTTGATCAATACCATTTATTTGAACATTAAGTTCAGCTAAAGTTGGCATCGGATTAAATTCTGTATCAAACGAAGTAAGATTTCCATTACCAGTAAAACTTTTATCGTTAACTATGTTTTCAACAATCGCAAACAACGCATCATCAAGCATAGCTATATGCTGTATATTCCCACCTAGTTCCCATTCAAACCAAGACTGTTGTAATCTTTGTTCTCCTGTTGTGTAGTATCTAAAACCATATAGTTTACTAGTACCTTTAGTTGCAAAGAATATAGTTGAGTTCTCTCTGGAGTTAGCTATCAGATTAATATCTTTAGGGAATGCTTTAGAAATATTTTTACTTTGTTCTAATACAGTTACTTCTCCTTCTCTTAATACATTTTGCATTTCAAAGAAACGAGTGTATTTACCTGCATTATCTAAGAAAGCTATAGTAGTACCAAGTGATACTGGATTAGTATTAAAGTTAAAGTTATAAGAAGATACTGCATTTATCTTTGCAGTTAATGGGCTTAAGACATCACTATCTGTAGTCAACATGAATTGTTGATTCTTAGTAAATAAAACTAGACCTGCGTTGACTTGTAATCCATCATAGACAATAGCTGGGTATTCAGAACTACAAGATAAGTCAATCATATCTGTAGCTGTATGTGTGATAGCAGATTTACTCCAGAAGTTAAAGAATTCTCCAGGTTGAGACATGATTACATTCTCATCACTGAGAATGACTAGTCTATTCCTAAAGAATAACAGCTTGTTTATTGTTCCTACATAAGTATTGCTATTTGATTTAGGTTCACCATCACTTGTCTTTATAAATGAAGCCATTGGGTTTGTACCATAACGAGCATCTGTATCACCTACTAAAGCCTTTTCCCAAGTAATTTGTTTAACAGTGAACGTACCATTAGTTTCTCTAATTAATTGTATAGGCATCGTAGCTGGATCATAAGCAATCTCTGTTTCAGGTTTCGGACACTCTTCCCATACACCATCACCATCTAAGTAATCAGCATCATTATTTTCATCACCACCAGTTTTTAATTTTCCAAAGAATTTTACATAGTAATCATCTTCTTCAGCTTCACTATTAGAGACCTTTACTACATAACCATGTCTACATTGTTTAGGTAGGTCTGCTATATCTTCTACCGAGTCAGTTAATACGTTTAATAATTCTCCTACTGGTGTTGTTATATTAAACGTGCCTAAAGCTCTTTTGATATAAAGACCATTACCTATTTGTTTTACATCATCAAAGTTAGCACCAGCATCATTATCTATCTCAGTTCGTATAGCACCAAGAATACTTTCAGCAGTTACTACAGTTTTAGTATCAAAAGATGTAGGTTCTGGTCTGATTAATCCTCTATTAGCTTGAACTTTAGAAACACTATGAGCTGCAATAGTAATCTTATATTTTGCATTCTTTAACCATACATAAAAGATGTCTCCTGTTCTCCAACCTTCACCACCATATAAAAGATCGTGTGTTGTTGTATATCTAGAAACATATTCTGGACCATCGTCACCACCATTACCTTGAGGTACCGATTGACCAGTTGTAGTTAGACGAAAATAAAGGTTTTTTCTATCACTAGCTGTTCCTCCATTTGGAGTTACTGTATAGGTATGAGTTGCGTTATTTGAATCAGCTACATTACCAGGAGTATCATGATCAATTGAAAATATTTTAGTCCCAACATTGGGATTCATATCATCATCATTGTCAAAGTCAGTACCATTTTTATTACATCTAGTAGAACCTGTTGATCCTGGTAAAGAACCTGATGAAGGAAAATTACCACTACTATCACATGCATTACTACTATCTATTTCTCTATCAACATCAATCCTTGTAGCTGTATAGAGTTCCTCTGTTGTTGTGTCATCAAATAAGTTAACTGAATACTGACTAGCATAAGCAACTTTCTTTAGCTCTATGTATGCCTCTGGAGGTCTAACAGGTGCTTTTTGATCTGTACCTGTTAACATTGCAGTAGTCTTATTCCTATTGGTTATGTAAGTGTAGTCGTTAAGAGTAAGTGTTTGTAGATCTGCATCGGTAATAGTACCACCACTATTAGTTTGCTTAAGGTAGTTCTTTAATACTGTAGCTTGACCTGAATCATAGTTAACCGTAGCTACTGATCCTGCTGGGTATGTTGTACCATTGATAGTCATCTCACAACAACGGAGCATCCTAATCACACCAGAACTTAACTGGATCTGACCTATGTACTGTTCGTTCTCATCTCTGTAGTAATGAAACCACTTACTGTCAGTTGTATAAGCACCAAGGTTCCCGCCAATCATCCTACCACCAGGTCTCTTTAATAGACCATGAGTGACATCAGGTAATACATTCTTAGCTGTTCTAACTTGTCCAGGTACTTTTAATTCGTCAGGCTGTTGTGAGATACCTCCTACATAATTAGGTATTTGTTGTGTAACATTGGTCATCTTTGTAAGACTCTATATGGTTGATAAGATTTATAGTTACTGTTATCAGGGAATCCCATATATGAATGATCACCTTGTAAACACTCATACTCCATACAGGTTGCTCTGGTTTGTGCTTCTTGTAATTGTAACAGTTGTACAAGTTGTGGGTTACTTACTAATTGAGTAGCAGCTCTAACTGAAGCTCTAGATATTATGTATCTTTTAAATGTAGGTGGTAGATCTTCATAAGGCCAAAGCCAAGTTATATCTAGAAATAGATTATCATCAAATTGATCTTTAGGATCATCTGCAAGTGTATCGTATAATCTACCATTCCTTCTAACTAAATTTCTTGACCTATCTTCATGATCACCATGTATGTCATACCTTAATACGTTAGCTGGAATAGTTATATGTTTAGTTGTATCCTCTGGTTGTTTCTCTACATTATATTCGGTGTTAAATATCCAACCTTCATTCTGTACATCTTTATTGACTTCGGTCAGTATGTTATATATGAATGCTATCTCTGGATTAGCAAAGTTAATTGTATCACCAGTGCCAGTCTCTGTTGGACCTAATGATGTTACTGGTGACTGACCGATAGCTCCCAG